TTAATCCAACCAGAAAAAGTAGATTTTATTGAACTTCCTACACCTGGTTGTGCTTTATATAAATATGTATTAGCCATGGTTAATTAAATTGTCCTCCTCCCGATGCCCCGTGAGATATCGTAATTGTAAACTGTCTATCAGCTGTCTGCCCCTGAGCATCCGTTGCTCGTATAGTAAACGTATATGTGGTCGTAGCGGTAGACCCTGACTCAGTTCCAGATATTACACCAGTTGAAGAATTAATGCTAACCCCACCTGGAAAAGATCCTGTTGTTTTAGCAAAGCTTGTAGCGTTTGTAGCAGCTACTGTGAAGTTGACACTTCCTGCAGCGTCTACTGTTCCTAAACTGCCTGCTGAAGTAGTCCACGCTGGCGCATCCGATACTGTTAATAAAGCACTTGCAGTTCTACATGCAATACCATCGTTATTCTCTAATCTTAAAAAATATGTGCCATCAACTGGTAATGTAAAGTTTGCAGTTACAGAAGTTGCACTTGAAAATGTTACAGAATTTGCAGTTACAATAGCACCAGTTGATGCATTGATAGCGTCTACAAAAGGTGGTGTTGAACTGTCTTTAAAATTAGTTCCAGTTATAACAATATTAGCTGCAGTATTTTCAATAACGGTTGGACTTATTCCTGTAATAGTTGGAAAGGTTAAACTGTCTGCAAAAGATAGTGTCCCTGATCCGTTGGTCGCTATCACTTGTCCGTTAGTCCCATCTGTAACTGGTAATTTTAAAAATACTCCCGTGTTTACAGTTGGTGAATTATGTATAGTGTGATTACCCATGTGGGCATGACTACTGCATTGGTAGTATAAAATACTTGGTGTATCTTTATCAACTGCAATTGTTGTGTGTGCACCTGCCTGACCAGGAGTACCAGATGTTGTTACACCTGTAGTATACTGTGTGGTCTTAGCTGCATTGTTGTAAAATCTTAGGGGGTGTCCACCACCATTACCGTTCGATGCATCGGATTGATCAAACTTATAATAATACGGTTTGTCTGTATCATTACCTTTTATTTCTATTACAGGTGACTCGATACCGTTAATAAAATATGCATTAGAACTACCAACACCACTATACGGATGTGCTGTAGTTTTTGTTGCAACCGTAACTGTGTATACTATTGGAGCAGATGACGATGCATAGGGACTAAGAAATCCTCCACCACCAGAGTCTTTACTGATGATCAGATTACCGTTTTGGTCCTGTATCGTGTCTACTTTTAATATACTACTCATTTTTTTCTTTCATATTAATACTAAATACAATTCTTTCATTTGATTTATTTGGTAAAGAATAATGAATATCTTCGATATCAAATAAAAGAAAATCATCTTCTAAAATATCTATTTCTTTTTTATTAAGAACTAAATTTCCAGAATCTTTATTTTTTAAAATATAGTATACACCAGCCAGCCATTTTGAATCTATGTCTTTAATTGGTTTATGATTATGTGGTTTTACAAATCCTTCTTTATTGTATTTATTAAACCAAAAATCAACTACTTCGTAATCTCCCTTACTTAGTTTTTTAAATGTATCTATTATACTAGTAAATTCATCTAAATCTTGTAACTTGTATTTATATGTAGAAACTCCGTTTTCAACTAAATCATGTTGCAAAATATCATTTAACATAGGCACATTTGTTTTTTTGTAAATTTCATTTAAAATTTTTTGTTTATTATCTAGCTTTATATTTTCATGACTATGAACCATAAATTCTCCAATTTATAACTGTTTCGTCCCATACGTATTTAACACTATCACTATCACTAGGTGGATCTATCGGGGGTTTCCAAGTGCATGTTTCCTCGTCAAAAATGAAACTAGGGAATTGTTTAAATGGTATAAATGCATCTCTATCCACATCGTAAGTGCCATCTATTTCAGCATAGTTCATTCTAAAAGGTGTGCCATCTAAAGCATGAACTCCTGCTTTTGTATTGTAAGAAGTTTGAAGCCATAAAGAACTATCATTATAAGTTTTCTTTATAAAATCTTGTCCTGCTTGTTCGTTAGGTGCATCTTCATTACTAATAACAATAATCTGTTCAACAATATTTCCTTTTCCTATTTTTGCAAAGTGTGCCATGATTAAATACTAAAAGTACCTCCTGATGTAAATTTGTGGTAATACACACCACCTGAATTTGTGATTGTTCCTCCAGAACCTAATTGTGATCCAGAAGTGTAATAAAGAATTGCAATACCTGATCCTCCATTACCTTGTTTTCCGCCACCACCTCCAGTGTTAGCTGTAGCAGAAGAGCCTGAACCTGCTCCGCCACCTGATCTTGATACGCCTTGGTTACCACCTGATCCACCAGAAGCATAATAACCACCATCGCCAGAAGATGTTGCATTGGCTACAGTTGAATATTGTCCACCGATACCACCTATTCCACCAGTGTTACCTGAAGCAGCATCGCCAGGATTACCTTTCCCGCCTCCGCCACCGCCTCCGCCACCTTGGACGCCATTACCACCATTATTTCCTTGACCAGAAGTTCCAGAACCACCAGAGCCAGCACCACCATCGTGACCACCTCCGCCACCTGATCCTCCTGATGCACCATTTCTATTTGTTGATCCAGCACCAGTAGACACAGCAGCACCTCCGCCACCACCAACTGCAGTCGCTTCACTTCCTATTGAAGAGTTACTACCATTACCCCCTCTGTTTGTGCCACCAGCACCTCCGCCTCCACCTCCAATTGAGATTGAGTAAGAGCCTGATGCATTTGAAATAGTTCCAGTTAATAGGCCTCCAGCACCTCCGCCACCTGCACCGAAGAAACCACCAGAACCACCTCCTGCACCACCTGCAACTAATATGTAAGAAACATTTACTGGTGCGTTTACTGTTATTGAAAATTCTCTTGCTGCAGTCACCGAGCTAGTAGATTCCGTTGCAGTGATTGTAAAAGCTGTTGTTGTGTTAGATCCGACAGCATCAAAGTTACCAGTGATTGCTCCAGTCGAGCTGTTTAAAGATACGCTACCAGGTAAAGCTCCACTTGTTACAGCATATGTTAATGAACCTGATGTCACTGTTGCAGTTACAGCAGATAAAGAGTAACTACCATTTGACCTTTGGCTATCTTCAACAGTTCCTATAGATCCAGCGGAAGTTGTAAATGAAATAACTGGAGCGTTAACTTGTACTGAAAATGCTCTAGTCTCAGTGTAACCATAAGCACTTATAGTCGCTGTCACTGTAAAGTTAGAAACTGTATTTGTGCCTACAGAATTTGTAACTGTTCCTGAAATTGCTCCTGAAGATGATAAACTTAATCCAGTTGGTAATGCACCACTAGTTACAGCAAAAGTTGGTGTACCAATATTTGAAGAGCCACCACAAGACGATAATGAATAACCACCGCTTCTTTGAGCATCTGTAATTGTTCCAACTGTGCCAGAATTAGTATCCCAAGAAATTGTAGGTGCTGTAATAGGGGTAGAACTTCCCTCACCTGTGACTAACCATCCTTGTGTATCATCTATAAAAGTACAATTTATTGCTACTCTATTTACTTGTAATACTTGATTTGATAAAGATCCTTCAATTTTTTTTCCATTTGGATTTATAGTACAATTCTGTGAGTTAAAAGTTCCAGCATAATCAACTATTGCAATGTTATCTCCTACACTAGGACTTGCAGGAAAAGTTACTACGACAGGGCCACTTGTGGTATTTACAGCATATCCTTCTTGAGAAGCTGCATTAAAATTAGCAGTTTTTACTGCTTGCCATTCTAATCCTGCAACAATAGTACCAGATGCACCTAGAGCAATTGATGTTCCATTTATAGTAATTGCACCTGAACCAGTTAACCTAGCGTTGGCTACTGTGCCTGTCAATTGCGTAGCTGCAATTGATTTATTTGTAAGAGTTTGTGTACCTGTCGTTGTAACGACAGTTGAGGGCAATGTAGTTGTAGCATTTGATGCGTCTAGTGTAGCACCTGAAGGCACTGTTATAGTGTCACCACTATCTCCTAGCTGTACGTTGGTCCCTGATCTTGGACTAATTTTATTTACTTTTACTTCACTCATTCAAATCCCATGTTTTAGTTTCTTCGTTCCAATTGTATAAGTTACCATCATCTGGTTTTGCAACTGGTGCTTCCCATTTACAAGTATCTTCATTTAATGTCCATGAAGAATAAGGTTGAGGTGCAATAAAAGCATCTTTCACATCATCATATTTAAAACCAACACCAGCAAAATTTTTTCTAAAATTACCATTATAAGAAGTTTGAACCCAAACATCTCTCGATCCATATAAATTATTTAAAAAGTCTATACCAGCTTGTTCAGATGTTGCTACATCATTATGAACAACTACAACTGTTTCAACTATATTACCTACTTTTAATTTTGCAAAATGTGCCATAAATATTAAGCTGTATAAGAGCCACTCCCTGTAAATATTAAAATTGTATCTGATCCAGATGTTGAAACTGTAGGCGAACCAGTTGTTGTACCTGAATAATTTGAGGTTGGTATTCTTAGTATAACTACTCCAGAACCACCTTGACCACCATCTGCAGCTCCACCTCCTCCAGTGTTGGCAACTCCATTCACTTGAGATGCTCCACCGCCACCACCAGTTACATTAGCAGATCTTGTTGGAGAGGGTGCAGCATAATATGCACTTCCACCAGATGCTCTTGTAACAGATGAACCAGTTATTGATGATGCTAAACCAGCACCTCCTTTACCACCGTTTGGTAAACCAACACCTGCACCGTAACCATTATATCCATTTCCGCCAGCTCCACCTCCACCGCCATTGGAATGACCACCATCATAACCTTGACCAGCAGTTCCAGATCCACCAGATGTAGAGTTTTCTCCAGCTCCTCCTCCAGCACCCCCAGAATTACCTGATTGAGTATTTGAACCTCCATAACCACCACCCAAAGATGTGACTGTAGTAATTCCAGATCCTGCAATAGAACTATCAACACCATTGTTAGCAGTTCCTCCAGCACCAACTGTAATCGTATATGTTGCGTCTGCTAATGTAAGAGAACTTTCAGATGATGAACCCCTACCAGAAGTTTCCGATGAGTAAGAATTTCTATATCCTCCTGCACCTCCACCTCCTGGAGAACCACCTCTTCCATAACCTCCGCCACCTATGACTAAAAAATCTATACTGTATGCTTGAAAATTACCCTCATCTGCTACAGCTCCGTCTGTATTAGGAATCCAACCTTTTGTTGCTCCAGAATAAACTATATTTACTGATTCTCCATTTGTACTATAAACTGGATTTGTTGTTCCACCTTGAAATTTTAAACCATTTTGATTTAAAGTAATAGGATTGTTTGCCCAATTTCTTGCATAATCAGTAAAAACTAATTCATCTCCTACAGAGGCAGATCCTGGTAATGTAATTGTACAAGCATTAGAACTTGTATCTATCCAATACCCTCTGTTTGCAACTGCTGTTAAAGTAGCAGCTGTAACAATACTTGATTGCCAATCAATTCCTGTTGCAATTGTTGTAGATCCACCTAATGATACAGCTGAACCATTTATAGTAATTGCAGAATTTGCTAAAACTGAATTTGGTATGGAACTTAATCTAGCATTATTAATTGTGCCTGTTAATTGTGTAGCTACAATTGATTTATTTGTTAATGTCTGTGTCCCTGTAGTTGTAACTACAGTTGACGGTAATGTTGTAGTAGCATTAGATGCATCAAGTGTTGCTCCTGAAGGCACTGTTATAGTGTCACCAGATTCTCCTAGTTGAGTATTTGTTCCTGACTGTGGTTTTATTTTATCTACTTCAATTGTGCTCATTATAATACTATTAAATTTCCTGTTACTGTTATTGTTCCTGTTACGGTTACTGGTCCTGCTAATACACCTGAGTCCATTGTTTGAACTTCAGACAATGTTGAATTGTGAGTTACTACAAACTCGGTAGCTGTCATGACAGGTGAAATTGTTCTTTTAGCAGGTATGGTGCAAAAAACATCTTTTGTTGCAGATGTAAAATTTACTTTAGATGTGCTCTGTGATGAATTACTTATTACAGTATCTCTTGATAAAGTATCTGGTGTGCCATCAGTAACGGTCCCAATACCTACTTCAAATAAGTTATTGCCAGTTTCAACTATACAATAATAGGTCTGTTTACCGTTGCCGATACCATCGACAAAAGTCTCAAAGTCTTGTGAAGCACCTGCTAAATCTAGAGTTCCTTGTCCAGAAGTAGTGCTTGTTTCTTTAACCCTATCATTTATGACTAGAGCCATGCACCCTCCTTAACTGCTTATTCTTAAAATAGCGTTAGCTGAATTAAAAGCTGGGAACTGAATTGTAAAAGTTCCAGCTGTTGCTGTTTTATCTCCACCAAAATCTAATACTGCTACAGCTGCATTAGTTGTAGCTGATGATGTATTATAAATTAATGCTCCTCTTACTGTTAATGTTACACCAGTAAAAGAAAGTTCAGCAAAATCAACAATCGCTACTCCTGTATCTATGGAAGTTGCTTGTCCTGTTAAAACACCACCACCTTGAGTATAAGACCCAGTATTTGCGTGTTGTCCTCCAGTGCTATCTCCTGGATAAGCCGTTGTTGCTGCTGATAAGTTTGCTGCACTTGTGTAAAGTGCTAGTTTAAAGACATCTCCTCCATTTTGGAATTCCATGTCTCCTTCAAGTAATTGTTTTTTAAATGAATTACATACTGCTTGTTGTATTGCCATAATTTTATCTCCTTAATAAGTTGTATTTGGCGATGCTGACGGAACTTTAATTCTTGGTACACCATCGTCATATTCTGCTCTTCTACGTCTTCCCATTTGTTGTAACGAGAAAGCTTCAATAGCCTTATCATATCTTGTTTTATACAAATTGTACATATCCATGGGGCCTTTTAGAAATGAAAAACATTCAACTAAAACACCGTAAAGTAACATAGCTTCTTGATACGTGGATATAAATGTTGTGCTAGATGACGTAAAACCAGGAGGATCTATTATATAATTTAGCTGTGTAGCATAAGCTTGATCGGGTGTTGGTGCAACAACTACAGATGTTTCATCCCAATTAGCATAATATTTTGGCTGACCAGTTGCTCCAGATCCATTAAATTCTGTTATGAAACTTGTGTCCTTCTTTTCCATAAAAGTTCTAGCTGATGTTAAAGTTGAATCAGCAAATACTTGTAAAGATCTAATAACAAGAAATGCAGATGGCATTTGTAAAAATCTTTTATTGGCATTAAAGTTAGATGTAGCGTATTTTCTTAAATCATCATAATCAACTCTACCAGCTATATCTAATTCTACATGTCTTATAAATTGCCCAATCAATGAATCAGATAATACGTTTGAATCTACTTCTGTATAATCTCTTACTTGTGTTAAAAAATTTGTGTATGTAATAGCCATTAAGTTATGCTCACTGTTACGTTATTTAATGTTATTATAACTTCTCTTTTTCTATTTTCAGATGAACCATTTTCAGGAAACATGCTTGATACAGTAGTTGTAAAACCCTGGTTGTTAAATGTATTTTTTTCTGTTTGAAATGCTAAATTACCAGGTAAATTTAAATTCACAGTTGTCATTGATGCTCCACCAGATGAAGCAACGGTTTTATCGTTAGGTGCTTGAGGATTTATTGCACTTATTGTAGTTGGCCTTTGAAATTTTTGTGCTCTTGTATTTTGTAATGCAATTGCATCAGCTGAATTATGTTTTGGTCTTATTTGTGGATGTTTAGATTCAAATTCTGATATATGCACCAATGAACCATTCCATTCTTTTACCATTTCTGTATATGGAAATGCCATTCCTGATCTATCAGATATAGCTTGTGATCTTTTACCTGTTGCAAATTTTCCCATATTAAACCGATGTTGGATAGAAAGATTGAGGGGTTATAAATGTTGATGTTCTTTGACCATCTTCATCTAGAGCTCTTTTTAGCTCATCTTCATAAATTAATTTATTTTGTTGTACTAATTGTGGTGCTTTTTTCATAGCTAAATAATATCCAAGACCTGCACACATACATGGTAAAAATCTGTAAGCTACATCAGCTTCATTTGTATAAGCACCTGCATCTTCAATTCTGTTTACAGAATAATATTTCAGATGAGTATAAGTAGATGCATCTGGTGTGATGTATAAAAATATTTTTGGTGTAGTTTCTCTTTTAACATAATATTGTGATGGTTGACCTGTAGAGCCTTTGTTAGGTAAAGCTGCATATGTTGATCTATCTATTTTTGTTAATGATACGTCAGTTCTTGTGCCTGTGTTATTAGCCGAAGTAGATATAAAAGCTTCTAAGACATCGTTAACATTTGCTGTTGTTGCATACTCAGCAGTACCATTTACTAATGCTAAAGTATTCAACTTTACTTTCCACAAATGAATTCCTCTGTTACCCCACTCTGCAAATAATAGATTTAGACTTCTTCTAGCTGATTTTAAATCATAACCTGAATTTGTTGAAATACCACATCTCTCATAACCTTCAGAAATTATTTCATCAATATCTAAATCAAAACTTGTAGTCCCAGAAGTTGCCATTATTTTTTAAATCCCTTCAACATTGGTCCATAATATTTTACTAAACTAGGATTTGACACTTTTTTACCTGCAATTTCAGACTGCATATAAGAACCATTGTAAGGTTCTTCTTTCATTTTTGTACCTGGGGCTTTTGAAGTAGTTTCAGAAAACGCTGCTCTACCCATTGCTGCTTTAAATTTAATCCTGTGTTTGATGGCCATGTTTCTCCTTTT